CGATCGTGGAGCACGGGGGCCACGATACTGGAGGAAGACCTTTACTGAAGCCGGGAAAGGTTGTCCACAGGATCATCACACGGCCTTCGATGCCCCAAAACGCCCCTTTTAACGTCCTTCAATGACCACCGAAAACAACGGCATTCTCGCCCTGGTTCCTGGCGCAGCCATAGCCGCCGGATCCCGTAGCCTACCCGCTCCAGCTGCAGGTCGGCCGCCTGAGCTGGAGGCTGAGGTCGATACCGGCGAACGGGGCATGGTGCGCATCCGGTATCGCCTCCAGAGTCAGCGTCATGGCAAGAGCCAGACGTGGTTCTGGACGGCGTTCTATGCTGAGCCGGCCGCGCCTGGCGCCTCAAACACGCCCTGAGGCTCTCCCAAGGTCGCCCTCCAGATCGGCCCACACGCCGCGATCGACATCGAGCCAAGGCCCGGGCACCGGCAACACCTCCCAGAGCGTTCTAGGCCCGGAAATTCGTGATCAGCAGCTCGCCCACCTCTTGGTTCTCCTTGGCGCTGATGCTGTACCGCGTGCTCACCTTGGCTTGGTGGAAGTTCGCGAAGGTCTCCCGGATCGCCGGCACGTCGTTGATGCTCAGGATGAACTGCCCCTTGATCCCCTCCAACTGAGTCGCCAGGCGCTGGAAGTCGTCGCGGCCGAAGATGCCGGCGCCGTAGTCCTTCTCCCCGCCCCAATATGGGGGGTCGATGTAGAAAAGGGTGCGCGGCTTGTCGAATCGGGCGATCACCTGATCGAACGGCTTGCACTCGACGAAGACCCGGGCGAGCCGCAGATGCGCCTCGCTCAAGTCCTCCTCGATCCGCAGGAGGTTCAACCGGGGCGGCGCGGTGGCCGCGATGCCGAAGGTCGGCTTGCTCACCTTGGCACCAAACGCCGTCTTGGCCAGGTAGAAGAACCTGGCCGAGCGCTGGATGTCGGTGAGCGTGTCGGCTGGTGTGCGCAAGAAGCGGTCGAACTCCTCACGCGCTACCAGCATCCAGCGGAACTGCTGCACCAGCTCGGGCAGGTGGTGCTGGACGCACCTGTAGAGCGTGATCAGGTCGCGGTTGATGTCGTTGATGATCTCAACCTTGCTCTCCGGCTTCTTAAAGAGCACCCACGCGGCGCCTGCGAAAACCTCGCAGTAGGTCGTGTGGTCGGGCATCAGATCGACGATGCGATCAGCGAGCCGGCTTTTTCCGCCCAGCCAGGCAAGTGGGCTCTTTCTTTCACTCATGCGGCATGTTCCATAATCGCCCGGCCTGTACAGGTGGCAGGGTCTTAGGTCGATGCCGTGCGCAATCACGGCGGAGGCGGCTGTCGCGGTGTTAGCGCACCGAGGCAGTCGCCCTGTCTTTTTCTAGGCCTTCTTCATCTGCAGCGCTTCAACCAAGGCCGGCGAGGTGATGGCGTCCACCAACCCCAGCACACGGCCCTCCAGATCGGCCGGCGAAGGCACCTCGGCAAACTCGACCGGCCAGCCATTTCGGCGCAGGTCATCGGCCACCATCTCCGAGCAGATCACTCCGCCGGCATTGCGTGTGCTCTTGCCCACCAGGTGGTATGCCCAGCGAAACCCGAAGAACAGGTAGTCCATGACGCCGTAGCGCGCCTCGTCTGTGTCGAGCTGGTGCTCCAGATACTCGGCGGTGACAGGTACCGGCGTGGGCACCAGGATCACCCGCGATTCAGGGTAATGCGGCCAGAGGCGGCGACGACGGATCAGGTGCATGTCCCACATGCGTGTGCCGTCGGTAAAGGCCACGTGGTAACAGGTTGAGCCGGTGAAGAACTTGGTCAGCTTGGAGCTGAGCGAGTTGCCGTAGATGAAGGCGATCTGCATCGTCATGGGGTCACTCTCCAAACACCGGCGGCCAGCCACCGGAATAGTCGTAAGTGGCAGGGCTGGCGGAGGCCATCATTGCAGCCCGGTGTGTCTCAGCCGCAGCAAAAACAGCGATGTCTGAAGCGGCCGCTGCAGCGAAGATCTGCTGCGCCAGCGCCGTTGTCATCACCACCTTGGCGCCACCCATCGTTTTCCACTCGACGCCACTGGGAAGCGATGCACCGAGCATCACGAGACCCATCTGCTGGGTGCGACTGAAGGTGTCGCTGTGATACCAGTGCGCACCCACCCTGTAGCCGCCACTGAGGGTGCGCGAATCTCGCTCCGCCTTGATCAGCTGCCAGCGCGCGTCTCGTGCTTCTTCCAAGGTTGGCGCTGGGTTCGTGATTGCGTGCGCTTCCTCGGCGGTGATCGCCACGCAGCCCGCTGGCAGCAAATGGGAAAAGGCGAGCTCATCCAAAACGTGAACTCGGTTTGAAAGGTCTTTAAAGTAGTTCATGTGTTCACCCGAGTTCGGACCAGATGGGGGTGGTGGGAGCACCTGCACTCACACCGATGGAATACGAATGCCCAGGAGGGACCACGCCAGACAGCGTGTTCACGGAAGCGCCTGGGCCCATTCCGAACTGCGTAACCGTGACTCCATTGACAACCAATGAAAAGACTGCGCTCGATCCGTTTGAGGCCGAGTAGCAGATCCCCCTCGGCCGGGTACCGGTGTTGTAGTAAGTGGTGTTGACACTGCGAACGCCGGTGCGATCCACCCACTGTTGACCGATGGCCAGAGATTGAAGGGCCGCAAATGCCAGCCCACCAAGGCCCTGAAGAGCGCTTGGTGCCGTCGCCCAATTGCCTGCTACCGCTTGCGTAGACTCGATGCAGCCCACCACTCGATAGGGCACGTTCGCCCTTGCGTTGGTGGAGTACACGACATCAGGTGAATCGGAAGCAGCGCTCAATGCGGTTGTGCTGATCAGGCCGGTCTCGGACAGATCCACATTGCCGGCCAAGTTCACCACCGCCAGCTCCATCGCGCCGGCGTTGTCAATTGCCAGAACCATGATGCGGCTTACCTGGGCAGCCAGCGTGCCGAGGGTAGCGCCAGCTGGAACAACGACTGTCAGCGCCGCTGCCGACGTTCGGGTATTGGGCACGCCAACCGACAAGGCTGAAGACCTAAAATCCAGCGATGTTGGGTTGAGGGTTACGGTCATCGCATTGGCCGCTACAGCTGCTGCGATGGACTGGAGTTTCGAACTCGATGCAGATGCAGCCACCGAGGTCGTTGCCCAAGCTGAATTGCCGTTGCCCTTGATCGTTCTGTAGGCGAACTGGCCCGGGATCGTGAATGAGTTTGTCCCGTCGATCGTGTCAGCGCCAGCGCGGTTCACCGTGACAACGTTTCCGGTTGAGTCGGTGCGATAGAACGAGAACCCAATGCCCAGCCCCGCCACCACGCTGGCGGCGGGCAGCGTCAGCGTCACGTTCCCGCCAGTGGCATCGACCAGCACAGTTCCCGCGTCGTCCACGGTGAGTGCTGAAGCGCCAGCTGTCACTGTTTTGAGGTTGGCACCAGCGAACCGCTTGATGGCCTTGGTGACCTGATCGAGAGTGCCCGCAGCGGCGACCTGGCCAGATCCTTCAATGACCCGTAGCAGCTCCTCCTGCACCATGTTGAACCACGCTGCGTTGAGGTCTGTGGGGAGAATGCTGTTGGCGAGGTCGCCGTCTTTGAAGCCGTGTTTTCCGGCCCCATAGAGGTCGACGGCCTTGGTTGCGGTTGAGATGCGATCCATGAGTGAAGCCCTTTATTCCGCGTAGGAGAAGATGACGGTGGTGTGAGCTGGCCGACGCTCCGAGATCGGGCATTCGATCAGCGATGGCGTGAACTCCTGAAGAGCGCTGGTGCAGTCATCGCTGCACGTCATCAAACGCACGTCGGCCGCAGGGTGCGGGATGTTGACGCGCCAGGTGAAGCGGTCGTCAGCGCCATTGAGTGCGTCGTTGCAGTCATCGTTGCAGTTGAACGGACGGAACTCGCTGATGGTGCAGCCGGGTTCACCGAGGCGTGCAGCGAGGTCGATGAAGTGCGCACGGGACTGGCCACCGAGTTCGACGAGGCGCTGGCCTGCAATGCGCTGGCGGTCGGAGAGAGATAGCGCCACGTCCACCAGACAATCATCGGGCAGCCCGAGGAGACGCTCCCAGTCGGGCAGCATGTCCGTGGCGCTCAGGGGATCCGCGGACTGGTTGCGCAGCTCCACAGCAAGCGACTCGGCGGACGAGAACATCGCCGCCATAGCCTCCAGCAACTTGGTGAAGTTCGCCTCTGGCTCGCGCGTGAACGCGCGCCCAGGTGGCAGCAACGCCTGCAACGATGCGAGCCAGGCCTGCACGTTCATGCCCATGTGATGACCCCCATCGTGGGAATCTGAGCGACGGTGTGCGCAACGTCTGCGTTCGGCACCGTGAGCACGTGGTTGGTCTCACCCGCCGCAATGCTGATGGCCTCGCGCAGGTGGCTCAGCAGCAAGGTGCCCCCAGGCTCCCCCTCCCGGCGGATCAGATCGGCCAGCTCCGCCTCAACGGCCGCCTTCACAGGTGGCGTGTTGGGCGTGAGCTGGATGGTGAAGTTCAGCGGCAGGGCTATGGGGGCGACCACGAGCACATCTGCGGTCACAGGGCGCAGCAGGTCGATGTAGTCCTGAACAGTGGCCACCTCGCCAGCGTCAGGGATTGGGCTGGCGTCATCGTCGCGTGTAAAGCGGATCGTCACTGTGCCGGCGCCCAGCTCGCCTGGATACACCCAGGCACGCGTCACGCCTGGTACCTTCAGCGCCCAGGCAATGTAGTCGTCGATTGATCCACCCTGTGGAGCCTGTCGAATGCGCGCGAGGATGCGTGCGCGCCACGGCTCCACATCTTCGATGTCGGCGCCGCCCGCGAGAGCGGTGGATGCTGCGGCCGCGCTGTTCACACCCGCGATCGGGCTCACCAGCGAAACGGCTGTGGCCAGCGCGGAGTTTCCCGCTTGGCCAGCGACTTCTGCAGTGACCGGCACCAGCGCAGCACCAGCCGCAATGGTGGCGATGGCGTCCGTCAGGTACCTCGTGCCATCGGCGCGCTGCACCACGGTGGTGGCCGGGATGATGGTGCCGTCTGTACCGGTGAACGAGACGATGCCGGTCGCCGGAGCTGCCGGAACGCGAAACACGCCCCATCGGTTGCCATGCTCAACCAGGAACTCCGCCTCTGCCTGGTCGGGCCACACTTGGCGGTTGAGGAACTCCACATACTTGTAGAGCGCCGAAAGGCCGCCGGCCACCACGCGATTGATGACACCCACCAGGCTGCGGCGCACACGCGCCAGCACGCCAGGCAGGCGGCTCTCGATCTCGCTGGCACCTTGATCGATGAGTTGGGGAAGGGTCGGGCGCTCGAAGGGCATCAGTTCAGCTCCCCGGCCAGGCGCCACACCTGGGTGGTGTCGTTCCACTCGAAGCGGTAGCGGCGCGAACCACCATCAAGCGTCAGCACCACCTGCGCCACCAGCCAGCCGCGCTGAGGCGCGAACACCGTCAGCTCGATGCCGGTGGCGAAACCGTCCTCGACCACCCACGCCAAAGCCTCACGGACGTAGGCGCGAGCGCGCTGGAGCGTCTGCTCGGTCTGCTTCTCCCGCTCCAACAGCCACAGGCGGCTGCCAAAACGATCACCGTCCTCAGCAAAGGCGTCGGGCCACCAGCCACGACGATCGGCACCAGGTGCCACCTCGCCAGGCTGCGCGGTGCGATCGCACATGAGTGAGAGCACCATCGCCGTGGCCAGCGAGTCCTCGCGCAGGAAGTCGGCCGTCGCTGGGTCGATCGCGAGATCGAAGGCGTCGAGCTGAGGGCTGTAGGTGAGGGCGAGGTCCATTGCGTGAGTGTGTTTGTGAGCGCGGGGAATGTCTGTTAAACGGCTTTACAACGCCCGTCAGACCGGCGTGTCCGAAACCAACGTCGTGGCACCGGTCTCCGGGTGGCGGTGGACGTTGTTGGCGTTTTGAAGAGCGCTCAACGTGGTGCCTGCGCCGTCGCACCGGTCCTTGATCTCGCCGGTGCAGTCAATGTCCGCCTCCACGCGCAACCTCTCCAGGTTCACGAAGCTCACGAGTTGCCCGGCGCCGTCGATCACGATGCCGTTGCGGGTGAGATGCACCTTGTGGCCGAGGTCGTCATAGAGCGCCACCTCGCCGGCCGGCAGGGCCTTGAGGCGAAACCGCCGATCGTCGATGTTGATCACCACCAGGTGGTCGGTGCTCCCGCCCACAGCCAAGCCGATGCCCTCCGCGCCAGGCAACGGCACGCTGGTAAATCCGTAGTGCTGGAAGTGCTCGGCGTCGTCGCGCACCACGTCGGCGCCGAGCGTCACTTGCACAGCCTGCAGCTTGGCGGCGTCATTGACCGCGCCGAGCACCGCACGGGCGATGGCCAGGCGCACACGGTTCGCAATGCGTTGCAGGCCGCTCACCGGTTCGCCTCCTCGGGTGGCGTCAAGTCCCAGCTCGAAGTGAATCCATCGCCACGCTTCGTCTTGTCCCGGTTCGTGCGGTCTGACAGACGCTTGCCCAGGCGCGGCCGGCTTGCCCCTTCGACTAGCTCGAAGGCCTCTCGGCGCACGAATGTCAGCTCAGTGGCCAGGCCGGACCCGCTGAGCTGGTAGCTGCAGGCAACGATGAGCATGTCGTCGTCCAGGTTCATGCGGCCGCTGTCCACCCGCACCAGCGTGTTCGGCTTCCACAGCGGGCCTTCCATGCCGTCCTTGCCAGTGCGCCAGCCCACCACCGTGAGGCGGCCTCGCTTGCCGCGACCCATGCGCACCTTCACCTCCCAAGCGGCGCGATCGGCCAGGCTGCCGCTGCTCGTGTGGTGTTCGGCCATCACCACCAGCGGCCGGTACCGGTTGATCTCCGCATCCTTCGCGGTCACCTTGAGCTGTGCTGCTGCCGCGCCTGATTCGTCGTCATCGCCAGGCGTCTGCGCCTTGAGGATCACCAGCGAATGGCGCTCCTTCCAGGAATGCACTGCCTGGATGCGCTTGATGTTCACCCCCTCGCGCAAGCTCACACCGGTGCTCTCGTCGCTGGCAAGCGTCAACAGCACGTTGCCGGCCGGCGTGCTGGTGCACAGGATGGCGCGCAGGCGGCATGCACGATCAATGGCGTCGAATGCCCGCTCGCCGTCCTCCAGCGCGAACCGCTTGAACGTCTCCCCCATGTCCACACCAGGGGCGACCTCAACCTTCAATCCAAACGGCGCGACGATGTCCCGCACGATGCGGTCGAGCTTCACACCACGCCAGGCGCCGGTTTTGTAGATCGCGGCGCAGTCCACCAGGTCACCGGTCCTGCAACGACCGCTCACACGGATCCCGGTGCTCGCGCTGGTGAGGTCGGGCTCGTAGCTGTCCACGTAGCCGGTGAGCACGGTCTCTCCGCCCAGCCGCACCTCGCAGGGCAGGCCCTCGCGCAGGCCCTGTGCCACGTCCGCGCCTGGCCAGCGCGCGGTGAGCTGAAGCTCGAAGCTGCCCGCGATCTGCTCGATGGACCGCTCCACCGAGATCTCCAGCCACCCGCCGTAGATCCGGCCGTCGACCAGCAACTCACAGGTGTTGAGGCCGCTCACTGCAACACCTCCAGGGCGACCGCCGGCACGAAGCCCGGGTGGCGGATGCCGTTGCGCAGCACCAGCTCATCGGTACGGCCGGCATCTTGGTACACCTGGTGGGCAATCACCAGGGCGGGGAGCACAGTCGCAGGCGTGAACGTTGAGGCTCGGCGCAGCAGCTCGGCGCGCTCCGCCACGTCACGGGTGACTGCGGCGCGCAGGCGCACCAGACCCGCAGCCACTTCGGCCGGTGGGTCGTTTTCCTCCAGCTCGATGTCGAGTTGCTCCAGCAGACGGTTGCGCTGCTCCAGCGCGCGGGCGACAGTGCCGATTCCGGATTCGTTGGCCTGCAGCGCTACCGCCAGGGCGCGAGCCTGGTTGGTCAGAGCCAGGCGTCGCTGCAGATCCGCCCGCGCCGATTCGTTGGCCAGAAGCCTGGCGCGAGTCGATCCCGGTCGGGCTGCGGCCACGAGCGAGGCGCTCGGCCGCGCGTTGCGCTGGAACACCCCGCCGAAATCGGCGAAGGCGCCAAGAGGCCGCAGCACGGCCTGAATGAGCTGGCTGTAAACGCCCCGGACGTTGGCCACCATCGTGAGCGGCGAGCGCAACAAGGCATTGAGGTCCGAAGAGATGCCGCCTACGCTTCCCACCAGCGCCACTGCGGCGCTCACGTCGGTGACCCGGCGCGCGGTGGCCAGCAGCTCATCCATGTCGCGTTGAACGGCCTTCAAAGACTGCTCGGCGATGGCGTTGAGGCCTTCCACGTCCAGGCCGCTGGCGAAGTCAGCCGCAGCCGCGTCCTCCACCGTGTTGCTTGCCGCATCCACCTCGGCTACGGTGTCCTGGGTGGTTTTCGGGAAGGTGTTCTGACCCGACTCGATGAAGCTGATCGAGAAGCGTGCCACGCCACCCTCGCGGGCGGTTTCCTTCACGCTCACATAGTCCTGCACCGCCACCTGCAGGGTGCCCCAGCGCGGGTGCACCAGCTCGCCCGCGCCAAGCTGCTCAATGGCCTCCATGAGCGCATCACGGCGCGCCATGTAGTCATCGCCGATCACATAGGCCTCGACGACGAACACGCGCGCACGCCGACCGAGATCTTCAACGTAGGGCAGATCACGCTGCGGATACTCGTGCGGTACCGAACGGCGCCCCACCCGCGCCTCGGCGTCCACCGTGGCGAAGGGCACGCCACGGAAGCTGGCGCCGGTCTTGAGCTGTTCGCGCCAGGTCATGTCAGTAGCCCGCCCCGAGGTTGGTGCGACCAACGTCCGTGCGGAACGGGATGCGCGGGTTGTTCGTCTGCGTCTGGGCGTCGACCGAGAGACCTGGCGCGAGCTGGATGCGCAGGTCGATCGCGCCCTGCAGATCCTGCTGCAGGCGCGGCATGGCGCTGCTCGCACCGCCACCGGTGACAGTGCCCATGCGTTGGCTCAACGATTCAGCGCGCAGCGCGGCCTCTGCATCTTTGCTGCCAAAGAACGACGCTACTTTCGCGGTACCGCGCCCGATCAGGTTGCCGGCGGCGTTGTCCGCCAGCAGGCCGTTGTAAAGCAGGCTCCCCACGCCATAGCCAGCGGCGCCTGCCAGGCCCACCGCGCCCGCCCGTCCCGCCATTCCGGCGACTCGACCTCCGACACCGCCCAGGCTCATGCCGCCGAGCTTGCCGCCGTTCATGAGCGCTGCAGCGGCCGCACTGCCTGCGAGCGCGGTCAGTGCCACGGTCGCGCCGCCGATGGCCGCGCTCAACAAGGGGTATTCACGCACCAGAGCGCCCGTCTTGTCGGCCAGCGCGCCGATCGCTGGGGTCAGGCGGCCGATCGCATCGGTCTGGGCGATCTCCGCCTCGTTCTTGGCCTGCTCGACCTTGTAGCTGGAGGTTGAACTGATCAGGTCGAAGTTGCGGCTGGCAGCGTCGGTGTTGCCCATTGCGCCGCTGGCGATGGCGCTGACACGGTCGCGGTTTTGCACGTAGCCGTACAGGGCCATCATGGCCTGGCGGTCCTGCAGCACCTTGCCGATCATCGTGCCCTGCGCGATGCCGCCGACCGCCTCCAGGGCGCGGCTGCGCTCTTCGTCGCCCTTGGCTCCGGCGAGTTGCTTCTGGACGGACTGGTAGTTCTTGTCCTTGGACAACTGCTGCACCAACAGGTTGCCCAGCACGTCCACCGCGTCCTGGCCCTTCATGCGGCCCTCGGCAAGCTGGCGCGGCAGATCGACGCCCTGGTCGCGAAAGTTCTTGGCCATCTCCGTCGAGCTGAGCTTGGCCAGCAGGTTCACGACGTTGTTACCTGCCTCATCGCGTGTGCCAGCGGTGACCGCCGCAGCCTGGTTGAGCGCGGCGAGTTTGGCGAAGCCACCCTCACCGTACATTCCCACCGCTTTGGCGGCCGCCATCTGCTGCGGCAACCACCTGGCCATGTCACGGATCTCGAAACCACCCTGCTGGCCGGCATAGGTGCCCATGCCGAACATGGCACCCATGCGGTCAGGGCTGATGCCCATCGTCTGTTTGCCTGCGATCGCCATCTGGGCGAACAGCGCCGAGTCCGACCCTGCTGCAGTGCCGGCCTTCACGGCCTCGCGCAAGATGGTGGCCACTTCACCTGGCTTGAAGATGCCAGCACCCAGCAGGGTGTCGGCCGTTGCGCCCGCGCCGTCACGTGTGCCGCCACCGTAGCGCACCGCGTCGATCAGCATGCGGTCCAGCTCTCGCATGCCTGAGCGCCGACCTTCCAGATCCCGATCGGCGTAGGCCGTGTTGGCCATGTTCGCCAGGCGCCGGTCGTAGTCCAGAGTGCGCTGCACGCGCGGCGCCACCATCGCAGTGGCCACGCCGACACCGGCACCCACCGCCAAAGCGCCGCGCGCGGCGTAGGCCACCTTCTGACGGGTTGTCAGGCGCCCCATCTCATTGGAAAGGCGGGTCACTTCCTCACGCATCTTGCGCGCGGCCATACGCTGCTCGTTCCATGAGAGGGTGGCGCTGCGTGCCAGGCGGTTGTACGAAGCCTCGGTGCGCTGGATTTCCCGCTGGATCTCGCGCTCAGAGCGCACGCCCAGCGTCTCCCGCGCTTTGGCCATGCGCTTGTATTCGGCCATGCCCCGCTCGCCCACCGCCTTCGTCGCGGCCTGGGCTTCCTTGGCCGCCTTGGCCAGGCCCTTGGCGTCTCCGGTGAAGAGCACGCCGAAGCGGTAAACGGTGTTCATGAGCTGGTGGGCTTCAGAGCGTTGATGAAGAGATCGGCGTAGCCCTTGAACTCAGCGAACGGCAGCTGGAGAATCTCTGCGCGGCTCCAGCCGGTGTTGCGCGCGATCAGGGCGATGGTGGCTCTCAGCTCGACTGCGTCGGGTCGAGCTGCTCGGCTTCCCCCAGGCGGTCGGCCTCATCGCAGGCTTCACGGATCACGTACCAGTTCTTCGGCTTCATGCCCTTGAAGTGGCCGGTCACAAATGGGCCGGTGAAATCACCCGCACGCACAAGCTGGCGGCAGGCCAGCGCCACGCCGAACGCTGTGGGGCTGGCACCCGGGTGGGCTTCTTTCTCGGCTTCGATCAGGTCTTCCACCAGGGGCGGACGGACCTCGATCTCGGTCACATCCTTGCCGCCGACCTTCCAGGGGAACGGCAGCGGCTTGATCACGGTATTGCTCATGGGTGCTCCAGAAAAGAGAGAGTGATGGCGGGTTCAACAGACAGGAAAGCCACCGTTGAAGGTGGCTCTGGCGCGGTGCGGAGAGGCCTCAGCCCTCCAGGCACTCCACGGCTTCAAACACCAGGTCGACCTCACCCTTGGTCATGGTTGGCGCCTGCGAGCACCAGGCGCCGGTCAACGTGAACACCTTGCCGGTGTCGGTCTCGAAGACCACGGTGCCGTCCTTGAAGTCCTGGAACGTCTTGAGCTGCATGTCGGCCGTGTGGCTGACCTTGCACTCGACGCGCGGCACGGCCACGCTCTCGCTGAAGCCGTCGACGCCGGCGTCGCTGACAGCAGCTTCCCGGTTGACGCCGCCGATGTTCAGCATGGCGCCCTCCTTGGAGCGGATGCGCAGACCGTTGAGCGCGATGAAGACACGGCCGGTGACTTGGCTCATGGGGGAGTACTCCTAAAAATTGTGGGCGGTCACAGAATGAACTGGACGCTGGCCGCGAACACGCGGAACTGGTTGACCAGGTTGGCCGGGAGGATGGCGTTCACGCGGTTCACATCGCTCGCGCTGCGCACCACGATCAGTTGCTCCTTGAACTGCTCGAAGCCTTCCAGGATCCCGACCAGTTCGAGCTGTCGAGCCACATCGAGCAGCTCGCCACGGATCATTCGCGGCGTGGCCACGGGCTGACCAGGTGCGAAGCTCGTGCCATCGTCGGCCAGCTTGTAGCGGGGGAAGCGCAGGCCGATGCGCGCGCGGAAGGCAAAGCGCATGTAGTCGGCCGTCCACTTCGACTCCAGGTCCAGGTAGCTCACGTCTTCGATGCCGAAACCGTTGACCTGGTAGGTGGTGACCACGCGCTCAATGAGCACGTTGCCGCCCTGGTCCACGGTGAAGGTGCTGATGCCATCGCGCAGCAGCAGGTCGCGCTCCTGGCGGGTGAAGCGGTCAGCGCGAGCTGGCGCCATGAGGCCAGGCACCACGAGCGTCTGGAACGGGCGCGCCGGGTCGATCGACCCGCTGAACTCGACCACGGCCGCCATGCTCGCAGCCCAGTTGTACGAGCCCTGCGGTGGCTTCTTCACGCCGAAGACCGAACTGTGCGGGCTGTTGCGTGCGCTGCCGAAGGCGGTCAGATCACCGTGGGTACCAGCCTTGCCCACGAAAAGGTGACCGGTACGCATGTCCATACCGCCCCAGCGATTGTTGAACTCGGTCTCCAACTTGGCGATGTTGGTGGCGTCCGCATAGGGCACCACCACTGTGTAAAACGCTTCCTCACTGATCGCAGCCAGGGCGGTGGCCACGTCCGGGTTGCCGGTGCCGGCAACGCCTGCCGCAATGACGATAGCCACGCCTGCAGGCAGCTTCTCGTCGGCCTGGTAGTTCACGCGCACGTCGGCGTCGGTGGTGAAGGCGCCCTTGTGGCGGTGCGTCACGGTGACCACGCCCACGGCCGAGGCGGCGGTGAACGGGCCGTCCAGGTAGGCGTTGATCTTGGCGGCCACGGCCGTGGCGATGGTGGTGGCCGTGTCGTTGGCCGCAACGCCGACATTGAGCAGCTGGCCGTTGACGTACAGGCTCACAGTGCCGGCGGCCGTGGCCGGGCCGGTTATCGTGATGGTCTGCGTGGCGGAGACGCCACCGGCATCGTCGGCCAGGCCGATCGCCCACATGTCGGTTTCCTTGTTGGCAGCGCGCGCGGCCACCAGCATTTCGTGCAGCACGGAGCCACGGCCGAACAGACCAGCAGCCTCACCTGCTGCGTTGATGCGCTGCAGCGTGGCGGCGGCAGCGGTGCCTGCGGGCAGCTTGTTGCCAATGAACAGGATGCGCCGGTTCATGTTGGGCAGGCCCTTGAGCGCCTTGCTGTTGTCCACCTCGACGTACTGGCCGGGCGTGCGGATGTCGATCGGGATCGTGTTGAAAGTGACGTTGTCGGGCATGTCAGCTCCTGGTGCTTGAAAGGTGTGTCAACGGGTGATCAACGGGCCTTGGAGCCGGTCGGCTTGATTGCGGCTGCAGCTGCTGCCTCCGCTTCCTCGGCCGGGGCGGTGGTGACCTCGACCACGTCGCCGTCGCTGATGCGGCGCAGCCAGTAGCTCTCCTGGTTGACCCACTCGCCCTCGTTAGAGAGGTGGCCGCCAACCGGCTTGCGCACCACCTTGCCGGGTGCGGGCTTGAGAAAAACGCGATCGGACATCGTCAGGCTCCTTGGAGTGAAACGTCCAGCTCGGCGTCGGGCCGGCTGGTGGGATAGGTGGGGGGTGTGGCGAGCCAGCTCTGGTATTCCAGATCGCCAGCTTGGGGAGCCAGGTCGATATCGCCGTGGAAGCGCGTGAAGCTGTCCAGCTCGGGCAGCGCCCAGTCGGCCGTCAGCTCCACGTGCGTGCTCTCGAAGGTCATGGTGATGGCGGCGATGCCCGTGTCATCGAACAGCGGGTCATCCTCCATCTCGGCGCGCACCAGGTTCCACACGCAGTTGCCGATCGTCTGGCCATGAAGCGCACGGGTGGCCAGCACCAGGAGCGCATCGGCGCCGAGATCGATGCCATCGCCCTTGAAGGCGCGCTCATGGCCACCCACGTTGCGCACCACGCCGGCCAGGGTGAAGCCCATCACGGCCAGGGAGGCCGATGCGTCCACCACCCGAAGCGCACCAGGCAGCAGATAGAAGGCGGGCGCGTCTTTGACATAGCGCTGGAGCAGCTTGTCCATGTCGAGCTGCGGCAGGCGCTCCACAGCGCGCAGGCGCGGCGCCACGTCGCGGTGGGCCTTGAGCGCGTCGATGAGGGCGGTGCCGGCGGCGGCGAGCATCAGGCGCCCCCTCGGCCGCTGGCAGCCTGTGCGACGGCGTCCAGGCTGAGCTGCTGGATCTCGCGCGCATCCTGGTCGTTGACGCCCAGGAACGGTCGGGCCGGCATTTGAACGGAGTAGGCACCCACGGTGTAGCGGCGCTCCACGGCGCGCTTGTGCGTTGCCTTGGCGAACACCGCCAGGCGCTCGCTGCCGCCCTCACGGATCGCGGACTGGCGCAGCAGACGGCCGCGCGAGTCGGTGCGCAGCCGGGTCCAGCCGGAGTAGGCCAGGCGGTCGATCTTGCCGCCGTAGTTGTGGATACCCGCGTAGACCACGTTCGTGCCCCACTCGGCGCCGCTGGCGTTCGAGGTGTGGCCGATGCTGCGCAACAGGCGGCTGGAGAGCACGAGCGTCTGCCCGCCGCTGCGCCGGGCCCGGGCGCTTTTCATCCAGGGCTTGCCGTCTGGACCGACTTGGTTCTTGAAGCGAAGGCGGGTGCTGGTCTCGCCGTAGTTGCCGATGGCTTCCCAGACCGAGCGCGGACTCTCGCCGAGCTGGCGCATGCGCACCAGTGCGGCCTCGATCTGCTCGTGGCCCTGCATGCGGGCGTCGGTGCTCATGGATGCGCTCACAGGAAACTCCGCGAGTCTTCACGTCGCCACACGCGGCCGCTGGTCTCCAGTTCGGCGCTGGCGCTGCTCACGGCCTGCTCGCCGGTACCGGCATCAGCGCCCAGGCTCACCATGCCCTTGGCGACCTCAGCCAGCCACTTCACCGACGCGGTGTGGCGGTCTTTGATCACCTCGGTGACCTGGTCATCAAAGAGGAAGTAGCGGGCCAGCTCACACGCCACGCGATTGAGCACGCCAGGCACCACCTGCAGCGGCAGCGTGTAGCGCGCGCTGATGTAGCCGTTGATGGTGTCGTCGGCGTCCTGCAGGGCACGCTCGACGATAGCCAGAGCTTCCGCCGCACGCGCCTGTTCGTCTGGCGTGTAGCTGACCAGGCTGGCGCCGGCCGCAACGTCCTTCATGAGCTGGGGCGTGATCAGACGCGGCACCCCGCGATCGGCGCGTTGCGCGATCTCGTTGGCGTCGAAGCGCTCCAGCATTTCAGTGGCGGTGGCGTAGGTCATGGGGAAAGTGACGGGGTGAGGCTGGTCAGGAATGCCACCAGGTGGGCCGGGTGGCATTGCTCATCAGCATTCAAGAAGGTCGGGGAGGGCTCTCGCCCTGCGCTCCCCGCCTGTCCATTGGCTCCCGGATGGGCCAGCTGCGCCACGCCGCCCCACCGATCAACGCCTCGCGGCGGTGGTGTATCTCGTCAGTTCTTTTTGGCGCTGGGCTTCTCGGCCTTGGGCGCCTCAACGTCCACAACTTGGGCGACCAAGTTGGACTCGCCAGTGATCTGCTCGGCCTGCTCGACAGTCAGCTGGTCGAGCGGCACCGTTTTGCCTTCGGCGGGCCAGGCGATACCACCCCGACGAAAGCCGGCGATCTTGGGGATGACGTGCAAGGCCTTGTCGGCAGGGCCGGCGGGTGCGTTCTTGTCTTCAGCTTTGGGCATGAATTGCTCCGTAAAAAAGGGTCAGACCGATCAGCTCAGCCAGGGGCAGAGCACGACTTCGGTGGTGTTGCGCATGGTGTTGGTGCCGCCGTTGGCCAGCGCCTCGGCCTGGACAACGTCAAGCGCTGCCTTCCAGTTGCTCGGACCCACCAGCAGGATGTTGGGCTTCACCGCCAGCGGCTTGCCGTTGTCGGCCTTGAACGCCACCATCGCCTGGTAGGCGGCGGCGTAGTTCGCCGCGTCGAGGGTGGCCTTGCTCATGAAGGCCATCTGCCACAGGCCGTAGCCCACGTTGACACGCGCGTCACTGCCCCAGACAAACTCGTTCTTCTCGAACACGTTGTCATCGGTCAGCGAGGTCTTCGCCACGAAGTTGTAGTCGCGCCGCTTCTGAAAAATGATCGGCTTGATCACCTTGCTGGTGTCCAGCAGATACCAGGCGGCTCCAGCGCCAGCAATGAAGTTGGAAACACTGACCTCAGAGCCAGGCAAGCCCACGGGGTGATCCGTGTCGAAGAAGAACTGGCCGTCGTAGCAAAGCGTGGCGTTGCCTGCAGCGATGGCAGAGAACACCAGCTCATCGGGGTGGGTAGCTGCGTCTTGGCCCATCTGCTCCATGAGCGGCGTGAAGATGCCGTACTGGTCATCTTCAATCTTCTCGCGCGGCACGGACACGGTGTTCTCAAACGTCTTGTTCTTGATGGTGTAGCCATGCACGCGCAGGTTCTGCACCACGCGATCGCCCAACCACTCGCGGAACTTGGTGGTCATACCCAACCAGCCGTACTCTTCCTCGGAGGTGGTCGAAGGGACCAACATGGCCACGCGTTGCCACATGGGCTGTACGGTGGTCAGGCCGCGCTTGAAAGCGGAGTTGAAGGCGGTTTGGAGAGTCTTCAAGTTGCTGGCGCTGACCACAAGACCGCCGAAGCCCAAGGCAGAGATGGAGTCTCCAGGCGGCAACAGAAAGGTAGGGCCGGCCATGAGCGCACCAACGCCAGGGTTGAGCAAGCCGACCGCAGCCGAGATGGCCAGCACGGCCACCAGGCCGAGGGCAAGAGAGGGAAAGAGGTAGCGTTTCATTTCGGGGTTTCTCCGGAGGGTGGTGATCGGGTCAGGCGAATTCGATCCAGACGCCATCGGCGTCCACATCGCGGACGATGCCGGCGGCGCTGCGCGTAGCACCACCGTTGGTTTTGGCGACCGTCTGGTCATCGACGATGAAGCAAGTGCTGCCAACGTCGGCCAAGGCGATCAAGTCGGCGGCGGCGCTGTTGTCGAACTTGAACCAGCCGTCACGGCGGGCCTTGAAGTTCACCGCTCCGTTTGCGCCGAGGTTGTTGCCGTCTTCCTCGTAGATGCCGACCGCCTTGAGCGTTGTGGACACCGCGCCCTTGGTGGCAAAGCCGCCAGCGTTGATGCATGCGATGCCGCCGGCAAAGACGGCGGTGGCGGTGGCGGCCGGAAGGCTCAACAGGTCGCCGTTGCGACGCTTGGTGTCGCGGGATGCAGTGAGTGCTGCCATGTGATGGTTCTCCTGGGGTGTTGAGGGTCGGGGTCAGGCGGCAGCGGCTTCAACCTTGGACTTGGCGAAGTCCTTGGGGTCGATGCCGGTTGCCTTGCACACGGCAATCTCGGTGGCGCTCAGCTGCTCATCGTTGCCGCCTTCAGGCTTCTTGCCATCGGTCTGCGACTTGCCTGCCAGCGCCGGGTTGGCCGGCGTCTTGTCGACCATTGCGCGCAGGGTTGCGATGTCCGCCTTGCCGACGTTGCGCCACACGTCCTCGGCAGCAGGAGTGAGCTTGCCCTCGGCCTTGGCCTTGGCGATCAGCTCGTCCACCTCGCGATTTACACCGACGGCCTTGAGAGCGGTTACTTCGGTGTTGAGCTCGTTGAAACGGTCCAGGCTCACCCACTTCGAGGGGTCGGGTTCACCGCCGGCTTTGTCGGCCTTGGTGCGCAGCGCGGCGATCGCGATGCCCGCAGTTGCGGCGTCGGTGGTCTCGGCCACGCCCAGGCTCTTGAGCAGGGCGGTGAGATCGCTGCGCGCATGCTGCAGGCTGGCGAGCGCGGCGGTGGCTTGCGCCTCGGTGGCGTCGTCCGCCAGGCCGAGCGCCTTGAGAAGGGCCTTCAATACAGGGTTCATGTCGGAGTGCTCCGGGTCGGTTGAGGGATCTGAGGAAAAGCGGGCGTTCAACCGCGCGACGCGCTCTTGCGCGACGGGGCTGATGTCCAGGGCGGGGATGTTGGTGAGCGCGCCGTTGATCACGTCGGTGATCTGACCGCTCTTCTTGTCGTATGCGATGACTGGCGAGAGGTACAGGTACTCACCCGCCTCGATCATCTGTTTGGCGCGGGCCGTCCACTGCGTGTTGAGCATGTAGAGGCCACCACCATCGCGCCACTCGAACGTGCTGCCCCAGCCCGACGCAGGTGCAGGCTGGCCGTTGTCTTCCGACAGCATGGCTTGGTGCTCGTAGTCGAGGTTGAAGCGCACGGTGGCGTGGCGCGCGTTGAGCTTGGCCGCGAGCGCGCGGCCCTGGGAGTCAGTGAGCTTCCATGTGAGACCCTTTCCGGGGCGGCCGTCGCGACCGGTGAACTCACCTGCAGGCAGGAGTTGAATCTCGGCCGATGCCTGGAGGGCAAGGGCCGAGGTGAGCAGGGCGATGGCGGTGTACTTCATTGCCTGGCGATCCTCGCGCGATCGCCCGGCTGCATCTTGTAAAGGCGTTTACTGCCTTACCGGACTCTCAGTCAGGAGGTTGGAGCTTGTCCTGCAGCAAGCGCTCCAGGTGGGCACGGCGCGCGCCTGGTGGGTAATGGAACGCGGGGTCCACTCCCAGCGGCACTTGTGAGATCTCGCCGCTGCGCGGGTTCGTGTACGACCGGTACTGCTCCGGCGGCGCAACTCCGAGCTGCAGCCCTTCGCGCTCCATCGTGCGGCCGGTGTGCTGGATCACGGTGCATTTGCACCCCCACTCCTTGATGGGCATGTGGGACTGCCAGAAGGGGTCATCTACCGGCAGCACGAGGCCAGCATAAGCGAGGTGCGACTTGCGGGGGTGCTGCGCACCCGAGCGCACGTATTCCAGGAACCCGAACAGTCCCTTATTGCGCTGGATGCGCTCCCACTGGCCCTCACTGTAGGCCGTGGCCAGGTTCGTGTTGAAGATCGTTTTCAGGCGGCGCGGGCTCCCGAGCTGGACCACCTTCGTCTCGTTTGTGTCCGGGTCGGTCATCTCCTTCTTGCCCCACCAGCCCTTGTCCACCAGGAGCGGCTTGAGCTGTTTCTTGAAGGTCTGGAAGCTCACGCCGTCGGCGATCGCCTGGTCGACGGCCGACCGGATGTCCTGGAGCAGGTCGATCTGCATGACCTTGGCAACGGTGAACATGGCCTGCTGTTCTTGCTGCCAGACATCCCGGTAATCGAACCCGATACGGAAGCCTTTCTGGCGGAAAAAGTTGATCGCTTCGGCCGGCGGCAGCGGTTTCAGGGTGATGTCAGGCATGGGACTGCACCAAAGCGGGGCAAGCCCCCGGCATCAAAACCGCCGCAAAGGGCTTCAACACCGCTTCAACAGCCGAGATCGCGGAGGGGTCGCGGCATGGGTAGCCACTTGGCCTCTCACCCCCCTCAAAAGCCCGATTTCTGGCCTTGGCGGGGAAAATCCAGTGCTGGCGCGGCCTGCGGCCCTGTTTTTGCCACATTTTCAGGCAGTCGGACGCTTGACCTGGTTGAGCTGGCCCCAGATCCGGGCGGCGAAGGTGCCACGTGCCAACAGGTCCACGAGCTTGTCTGGCCCGATCTCGGCCAGGCCGGCCTCCAGCGCCTGGCTGAAGTCCTCGAAACTGGTGGCGGTGGCCAGCGCCCGCTCCACCGGGTCGATCAGCTCGCCCATGCCCGCCTGCCATTCGTCCAGCATGTCGCCCGCCAGCTCGTCGAGCGCGTCGGCGTTCTCGACCTGGGCACGAAGGCGCGCCAGGCCAAGTTGCTCCCGCTCCGCATCACCATCAACAGGAGCTGGTGTCGGTGCGGCGGTGCTCGGAGACACCTGCAGCACGTCTTCGTCCTTGTCGGCCTGGGGAATCTTGAGCTTCTCGTGCGCCCAAGAGCGAGGGATGCGCATGCCGGCCGCCGTCAGCTTCGGGATGGCATCGGCGTAGAGCTTCACGTCCTCGGGCTCTTGTGTATCCAGCACCAGGCGTGGGCAGCGAGCACGGTTGGTGAAGCCCTTGTTGATGGCCAGCACCGGGTAGATGACGTCACGCGTCACGGTCGAACCTGTCTGGCGTGCGTCGGCTTTCAGGATGTCGTGGCGCACCTCGTTGTGGATCTTGCCCAGCGCCTGGGTGCCGTTTTGCCCCTCGCCGCTGGTGAGCGTGCCACCCAGCACCACTTTGGAAATGACGCGCTCCATGTGGCTGATCATGGAATCAAAAGCCTTGTTGTCGCCCTTCGCCGCCTCCTTGAAATCGATCGCCATGCCTTCCGGGATGATGGCGGCCGCATCGTGGCCAATCCCGACAACCGCTCGGAGCAGTGTGGCCTTGTCTTCCTTGGTGGCCGACGGGTTGTACGTGCCAAGGCGCAGCGGGAGGCCGTAGATCTCCAGGAACTCAGCGAGGTCGCGCACCGCGAAGTTCTTGAAGATGAATGGCCAGACCAGCATGCGATAGAGGCCAGAGCGGGCGACATAGCCACTGCGTGATTTGTGCCGGTGCACCATCCACCCGAATGGCCAGAGCGCCGCGCCGTCCCCTGAACCATCGCGCAGTCGCAGCTCATTGCGATCCATGCCCGAAGTCTTTGGTGTGGTGAACCAGCCTTGTGGGCGATGGGTTGCGCGAACGGGCAGGATTCCACCATCTCGCGAGCCCCACTCCAGTTCGAGCGCCGCGAAGCCGTGTCCGATACCGTCCGTGAGATCGAATAGCAGATCTTCGAAGTCAGGCATTCCCAGCAAGGCGTCCTTCGCGTATTGCGCAAGCTCCTCTTCCTCTGGCGTTGCGTTCTCCGGCGCGACCACATCCCAGTCCAGGCCCTGCAGCGCCAGGCGGCGCGTCTGCATGCAGCTGAAGATGTGACCATCCTTCTCTTCGATGTCCTGGTACAGCTCGTGCTGCGCGATCAGGTCACCCTGCTCGGCCGCCTGCATGATCTGCGCGAGCCTGGGTGGCGTGAGTCCGCGGCTGGGGTGGTTCTCCCACTCGGTGTGCAACTGGGCCATACGCGCCGTCTGTGGCTCGCGAAGGGCCTCGCGCTCGATGGGCTTCCCCCACTGATCAACGATTTGAGGCATGGTTTTCTCCGTTTACCAAGCGCCACGCTGGCTGCTGGTTATGTCGTCCTTGCCGTCGTCTCGCTGCATGTCCCAGCGCGAGCTGCGCGGTGGCGCCGGCTCGTATCCATAGGCAGTTGCACCGAACAGGTTACGGCTGGCGTGCCAGGCCAAAGCGCCCGCGATGAAGGTGTCACCGTGGCGCTTCTTCTTGGCGGCGTCGACCTGGCGCAGTTCCGGGATCTGAGGCACGCCCTTGACCACACGCGGCACGCGGTGGTCCGAGAGCACGTCTGCGTCCATCGGCAGTTCGATGAGCTGGTCCTCGAAGGCGCCCTTGTAGGGCGGCAGGTTCTCCAGGTACCAGGGCAAGGTGGCCTGGATCATGAGGATGCGGCTCTGGCCATAGCGCTGCGCCGTCTCCTCCGACATCTGCATGCCCAGCCCGCGCGCATCCAACGCGGCTCCACAGAAGCGCGGCAGGCCGTCGATGAGATACCACAGGATCTGGCGCTGCTGCTGGAACGGCATACCGCGCAGCTCGACGATGAAAGGCACCTTGCGCTTGAGACTGCGGAACTGGATCAGCGGCACGAACGCGGAAAGGTCACCGACGCGCGCAAAGTCGGCGCCGAGGTAGGAGGTGATCTCCTGCAGCTCCTTGAGCTCATCGAGCAACGGCTTGATGTGCTCATCGCACCAGTCGAGCACGGCGTTGCGACGGATCGGCTCAGCTTCGAAGGTGAACTCGGGCTTGCGTTGGTCGCGCAGCACCGGCCATCCCTGACGCATGCACCGCTCCACCAGCTCGCGGGTGAGGAAGGCGCCAGAGCCGTGCTTGGGCACACAGTCCAGCTCCTCCTCGGCATCGTCGCCGTAGTAGGCGCGGATCTCGCTGGCCCACTTGACCTGGCCCTCTTCGCTCCAGGCCTCACCCGTGCGCATGCAGATGCGGCGGTACAGACCCTCGTAAAGCGCCTCCTCGAAGGTGAAGCGGTGCACGCTGTACGGGTAGCGGCCAGCGCGTATGTCCTTGATCAGCTGGTTGAACGGGTTGTCGTCGCCGTCGTGTGTGCTGATGATGCGCAGGTCACCGCCCCAGATCAGCAGTGCCATCGCCGCCTTCAGGATCTCGGCCTGCTGCTCGTGGAACGCCGCTTCGTCCAAGATCACGCGGCCTTGCTTGCCTCGCAGGTTGCGCGGCTTGGAGCTGAGCGCGGTGATCCGGTTGCCGCTGGCGAACTTGATGCTGAAAGCGAAGACCGACTTCTTCTCTTCGCCTTCCAGGAACACATCCTCAGAGATCTCGATCGCCTCGGCCACGCTCTGCAGCTGCTCGGCCCACTGGGCGCAGTCGAGGATGAACTCGATAGCCATGTCCTTGACATAGCCGATGTACCAGACGTCCATGCCGCTGGTGGCGGCCGCGCACAGCACCGAGTCGCAGGCCTCGGCCCACGACAAGCCGATGCGTCGGCTCTTCTCCACCACCTTGACCTTGCTTGTGTCGGCCAGCCAGCGTTGCTGGTACGGTAGCAGCACCGCGCCGTCGTCGTCCACGACAGGGCGGCGGCGGTCGAACTTGTAGTCGGCCGCTTCACCGAGCCGGCGCATTTCCGGGGTGATGATCTCGCTCACGCTGCGCCTTTCGGCTTGGCGTCTGCCACACCCAGAATCTTCTTCTTGATCAGGTCGATGGTGTCATCGGACAGGCCCGCCTTCTTCGCAGTGCTGGCGACCTCGTTGGCCACCTTCACGGCCTCGGCCGCCACCAGCTTGCGCACGTTGATCTCGCGGTCGACCACCAGCTTGTCGGCGCCCGCGATGTCCTTCATTGCCTTGGCCAGGAACATCAGGTCTTCGGGCGCGGCCTCCTCAATGTTGCCGATGCTCTTGAACGCCACGAGGCGCAGCATCTCCAGCACCATGCGACCCACGTCGCCCTCCGGTTGCTTGCCCAGCTTGTCAACCCAGACCGAAGCCATCTGCGTGGCCTGGCGGTAGTCCTCCATCTTCTGGGTGGCGTTCTTCACGTACCGGCCCACGGCCGAGCGTGAAGCCTCGCCCCCAGATCTGGCGATCAGCTCCACGATCTGGACGATGGTCAGGCGGCCCTCGCGGATGGCGGTGTCCACCGCGTCCTTGACCGCAGGGTCGAGCTGGGTGATGGAACTCGGGCGCGATGCCTTGCGCTTGCGCTGGGTTTTTTCGGCCATTGAAAGCCCCTTAAGGCATGGGCCGCTTGACGCCGGGCACAGTGGCTCGGCCGGCGGCCGCATCGACGCCGCGCGCCGTGAGCGCGGCCATGACCACCTCGCCGGTGATGGTCTGCGACACCAGGCCCTGCTCTGCCAGCCAGGCCACGTCGGTCTTCACCTGGTCGATGCTGGCGTCGTGGCCATAGACCTCGGCGATCGCATCGCGCAGCAGGAAGGCGTTGGCGCGGTAGCCAGGCGTTTCGGCCAGCATGAGCAAAAGGCTCAGGCGCCGGTCTTCGGTGAGGGTCTTCTGGAAGCTCATCGCTTGTTCAAGAGGTGGTCGTGAATGAGGTTGGTCTGGTGCTCAACGCGCTCCAGCAGATGCTTCATGCCGTTCACGTCTGCTCCGAGCTTGCTCACCTCGGCCTGCATGGCGGCCTGGTCTTCCTGCGTGGGCATGTGCTCCAGGCGCTGCTCTACCCGCGTCTGGCGAGTGCCCAGCTCGGTGATCTGTGCCGTCGTCGAGGACTGGAACGCTGTGAGGTTGGTAGCGAGCGCGGCCACGGCCTTGGCGTTGTCGCTGTCCTTGGAGCGTAGATAGCCCCACACCGCGACGACGGCGATGGAGAGCCACTGCAGTACGTCAAACCAGAAGCCCGCTGCCTTGTAGTCGAATTCCATTGGTGCCATGTGCTATCGATTGATCTTGCGGAGGTAGGCCTTCAGGCGCTCGTAACGGGCGCGGTCGCGGGCACAGCTCTGGGCGTTGGTGGTGTGGTTGTCCCAGGCGTCGTCGAGGGTGAGGCCGGCACCTTGGGCACAAGAAGGATCGGCTCCTCCGAGGGCTGCATCAACTCCGCAGGCACTGGGGGGCACGTCTGGATGACCGACAAGGGAGCTGTTCCACAGCCAGACAGCAGCGCTAGAAAGCTCAGGCCCAGCAGGCAACGGGACACCCTCTTGCGCGGCGAGAGGGCCAGACTGAGGGGCTGACTGCGGCGACGCCACAACCAGCGGTACGCGCTTGCGCAGCGCTGTATGACGTTTTGCGAGGTCGGCATATCGAGTCTCCTGGGCTCTCTGTTCAGTGATGGCGTCCGTGGCCGCGTCAATACCGATCTCGGTGTTGCGCACGAACTTGGTGTTGGCCGCGCGCTCGGTCTCGACCTGGCGCCCCTTCCAGTCGTTGTCGGTGTTGCGCACGCCCACGCGGTAGCCAGTGGCCACCAGGAACAGCGCTGCGAGCAGCAGCGCGAGGGCGCGTGCGGCGAGGCTCATGGAGCTTCTCGTGGCTGGTGGATGGCGGGCTGAGCGCGCATTCGCAGGACGATCATGGCCACTCCAAACGCACCGGTGATGTAAGGCCAAAACTGCGCTGGCACGGCGAACTCAATCAGTGGAAGCACCTCGGCCTGGATTGCAGAGAGCGCTGTGAGCGCAGCCGCTGCCCGGACGCTATCCATGCGCCAGGCCTCGCGCCACTCGGGGATCAGCTTGTCTCGCAGGCTTGGCACGAAGAGCACGGCCGCGATCATGCCGATGGCGAACATGGCCAGCGCGATCCAGAACAGCCACGAAACCGGGAGCTGGAAAGGGATGGGCGTGCTCATACCAAGCCTTTCAGGTAACGGGCCTTCTGACCGCGCTCAAAGATGGCGGTTAGCACCTGCTGGCGCGGCGGCTCGCCGAACACTGGGATGCCAAGGTGCACCCAGGTGCCCTCGTAGATGAGCTGGTCGAACACCACGCCATTGGTGATGAGCTGCGCGCAAACTTCGCGCGGCGAGCCGAAGCCCGGACAAGTGAAGTCGGCCGCACGGCCGTCGAGATGGGCGCTGGTGCGCGCGCCGCCTACGATCGCATTGACCTCGCGGCTGCGGAAGCCGCTGGTGATCAGGATCGGGTTGCCGACCAGGTTGGAGCGCACCACCTCCAGGCACTGCGCAAGGCGCCGCAGGTTGTCGAGCTGAGAGCCGACCGGCTCATTGCGAATGCCACGGCGCTCGGCCGCACCGCTGATCGTCAGCTCAGAGAGGTGGAAGTGAGGGGTGAGTAGGAGGTCTTGGCGCATTGCGGCAATGTGCCGCGCGCGCGCGAAGAGGGCTTGTAAAGCGGTTTACCTCGGGGGATCGCTTGCTTCACGAGCCAACCTGACGCCGTCGAGATCCACCATCCATGTGCAACCGCACATTGCATGGCCGCTTCGGTTGATCTGTCGCTTGCAAGCCGGGTTCGGGATCGGCATCTCTCGCAGAGCCTCTTCGAACGTGAACCGTGTGTCTTGCATTGCAATGCACTCATGTCCACTGGACGGCTCAAGCGGCGTGTAGATGAACAGATGGCCATGCCACTGGCGCATTGCTCTCCAACCTTCAAGCTGAAACAAGGCTGCATCCCGCAGCGCTCCAGATGGGTCGCGTCCTGCGCTGTGCGCCTTTAGAGCACGCTCAAAGGCTGCGGATGCTTTTGCGCTCCAGTTCGGCACCAGGCAACTCGCAATTCAAGGCTTGGCCGTGGCGTCTTCGACAGCAACGCCCAACACGCCGGACTTTGCCAGAGAACGCATTGCGAGCACAACATCAGTGTGCGTCGACATGTTCGCATCCCCATTCGTTCGATTGACGGCGTACATGCCCAGCAACTTGGCGCAATCAACCTTTTTCCCGGCGCCCTGCAGCACGCCTGCCAGCCCTTCAAGCAGCTCGACGTTGCTCGTGGGCGCACCCTTGGACACCAGTTCGTTGCGCACTGACGCGACCTGGTTGTGCAGGCCGTTCGGTGCAATGCAGCGCGCATCCGCTCTGGTCAGCGCCGCCTTGGTACGACGGGCCTCAGGACTTGAATCCGCCACAAGCTTCCCTGCGTCAACGCTGGCCAGCATGATGTAAGGGGCGGGCCGCTCCTGAGTCAACCCGGCGACCGATGCGACGGCCAGCGCAAATGCAATCAAAATGTTTTTCATCATCGTCCCTATTTAACGTTCGCCACCGATCCAGATCACCTTGGCCACCACGCGGATCATCTCCGCGTTGTCCGGTGGCACCACCTCGGTCTCGTAGCGCGGGTTGTCCGAGCGGATCTTCACACCGCCGTCGACCATCGCCTGCAGGCGCTTGCAGCGCAGCTCGCCGCCCTGCTCAATCAAGTAGATCCCATCGGCGCGGATCGTTTGCACCGAGGTGTCCACCAGAAGAATGTCCGCATCTCGCACGGTTGGCTCCATCGAGTCGCCGTCAGCGCTCACCACCGCGAGGTTTTCTGACTTGATGCCTCTGGAGGCCAACCAGGAACGCTTGAACGCGAAGCGCCCAATGATCTCTTCGTTGTCCACCAGGTGGCCATTGCCCGCGCTGGCGCGCACGCCGTACTCAGGAATCATCGCGAACTCTGCCGCCGTCGACTGCGAGGCCGTTGGGGTCAAGTGGTCCGCCCCACCGTACAGATCCTGGACTTCGCACGAGAAGAGGCGCGACAGGCGCAGCAGCTCCCAAGCATTCGGCAGCACATCACCTCTTTCGAACTTGGCGATCGTGTTTGGGTGCCGCCCCATGTAGAGCGCTACATCGAGGCGGCTGCGGGTGCCCCTTAGTGTGCGCAGCCTCTCCCCCAGCTCTTTGCGAAACCCCTCGAAGGCGAGCTGCTCAGCGTCATGCACCAGCTCGACGCGATAGCCGTGGAGCGTCAACCCATCCACTTCAACGCCGCGAACGTCGAGAAAGTGTTCGCTTCCTGGCACACCGAGTTCGGCGGGCCAAGACAGGTGGCGCCGGTAGGGTGCGGATGCTTCGGCGGCCTCGGCTGGCTCTGCCGGCACCACACCTTTAGACGTGTTTTTAGTGTCCATGAACACAATTAAAGCATGCGTACACCTGAACGGGTATCCCCAAGGTGTGGTGTGTTACTTCAGTTGGTGAAATCAACACAGCATTGAGTGCTAAAAGTCCTCTTGCGTGAATCTGTTTGTGTGTCTATGATGATGGCTATGAACACACAAACAGGTACGACCGCACACGATTGGCACCCTGCTGACGTGAAGGCCGCACTCGAAAAGCGCGGTATCTCACTCAGGCAGCTCGCGCTTGCACACGGTTACAAGCACTTTCAAAGAGTGCTGAAGTCGCCCTGGTGGGCGGCCGAGCAGATCGTTGCCAAGGCCCTTGACTGCCCGGCCGAGCAGATCTGGCCCACCCGTTATGCAGAGTCGCGCACTCGCGCTCGGAACATGACCCACAAGATCTCTGTCTCGCGTCGCGGTCAGATCCGTTGCCATGAGGGCCGCTCATGACACAGTGGCTCACGATCCGCCAGCTCGACGGCTTGCCGGGCATGCCCGCGCACATCTCCCGTCGCCGCGAGCTGCTTGACCGCCTGGGCGCACAGCGCCGGGAACGCTCTGCTCAGGGCGGTGGTTTTGAGTACCTGGCCAGCACCCTGCCCGAGGAGATTCGCCAAGCGCTGGCCGCCCGCGCCGCCAGCACGGTGGCCGGTGTTGTGAAGCCTGCGGTGGATGCAATGGAGGCTGGGCGCCACGCCCGGCACTCCGCCCAGGTCCAGGCATGCGCCGATGCGATGGCCCGCTACGGGGTGGCGCTCTCAGCACGCGGCGGCTTCGACCCAGCCACCAACCCGCGCCTGGACCTGTTCCAACGCTTCGAGACGTACCACCGCGCACGCGGCGGCGCCGTCTGGCCAGCCATTCAGGAGTTCTGCGCACTGTGGGGGCGCGGCGAGGTCGAGGCTCTGCCAGCGACCCGCGCCGCCTACCCAGCGCTGCCGGCGAAGACGCTGGACAAGTGGTACCGCGTGTGGCGGCTCAATGGCGTGGAGGCGCTTCTGGAGCGCAAGCCGCGCAAGGACAAGGGCCAGAGCCAGCTGGCGCGTGATGACGAGCTGCACAGCGTGTTCGTCGCGGCCGTGGCCGAAATGCACGATCCGACCGCCCGCCAGGTGCACCGCGTCATCGTCCACCAGCTCGGCGAAGAGCGCACCCCGGCCATTGGCACCCTCAAGCGTTGGCTGCGTGAATACCGCGACACCAACAAGGTGGCCTTGCTCAAGTTGAAGAACCCGGACGGCTGGCGCAACAAGTACATGCCGGCGTTCGGCAGCCGCAGCGAGCACATCCTGCAGGTGAACGAGGAATGGCAGCTCGACTCAACGATCGCCGACGCGCAGCAGCGCGTCGAGATCGCCTTCAACATGCCCGATGGGCAGACCGGCGAAATCCGGCGCCACGCCCTGGTGGCTGTCATCGACGTGTTCACGCGCCGCGCCCAGGTGCTGGTCTCCCGCACGAGTAGCTCGAACGCGGTCAAGGCTGTGACGCGCAGCGCCATGCTCGCCTGGGGCCAGCCGCAGCGGGTGAAGACCGACAACGGCAAGGATTACACGGCCGTCGACTACGACTTCGCCCTGGACGCCCTCAAGGTCGGCCACCTGCTTTGCACGCCTTTTTCGCCAGATCAAAAGCCCTTTATCGAGCGGTTCCTGGGCACGCTCATGCACGACTTGTTCCCCATGCTGCAGGGCTTTGTCGGACACGACATCGCCATGCGCAAGGCGATCGAATCGGCCAAGAGCTTTGCGCAGCGCTTCGGCGACAAGGGTGTCGACCTGCGCATGACGCCCGAGCGCCTGCAGGAGGTCATCAACGGCTGGCTCGACGAATACCACGGCCGCGTGCACAGCGAGCTGGGCTGCAGCCCGAACGCGATGGCCGAGCGCCACACGACGCACGTCGTGCGCATCGACGAGCGCGCCCTCGACCTCTTCATGATGCCGGTCGCCGGAAACGGCCTGCGCATGGTCACCAAGCGTGGCATCAGTCTGGAGAACGCCTGGTTTGCCGCCCCGGCCCTGGCCGCCGTCATGGGCCAGCAGGTGTATTGCCGCCAGGACGAAGGCGACCTGGGCGCGCTGCATGTATTCGCTCTCGACGGCGCATACATCTGCCGCGCCCTGGACCACACCCGCCTGGGCATCAACCGCTCCGAGCTGGCCGCCAAGACCCGTGCCATCGAGAGCGCCACCGTCAAGCCGATGGTGGATGCCATGCGCAAGGCCGGCAAGCGTGGGCTCACCGCCAAGGCTGTGGCTTCGATCTACGCCGAGCGCCAGGAAGCGGCAGTCGAGCAGGCCAGCAACGTCACGCGCCTGTCGCCACGTGTGGTGCAGGAGTCCACCCCGGCCGTGGAGAGCTACCTCGCCAGCAAGGACACCACGGTGGCGGATGAGTCGCGCCAGGCAGCGCGCGCCGCCTTCGATGAACCCGCAACGGCTGCGCCGGTGCTGCGCCTGGACACGCCCCGCCAGCGCTACAGCGCCTGGGTGCGCATGACCGCGCGCACGGATGCCGGTGAGCAGCTCAGCGCACGCGATGCCGAGTGGCTGCGCAGCTACCAGGGCTCCAACGAATACGAGGCATGGCACTCGATGCAGGAGGGCGTGGACCCACTCGCAGGGGTGGGGTGAGAGCAGAGCAAAAGAAAGCCCGCCAGGGTGCGTCAACACCGAGGCGGGCGGGGATGTCGATTAGGCCAACCAACAAGAGGAAAGTGTATGGCAAAGGTTTTTGATACGCAAATCGCAGGCACCGGGGTGGCGAAGCTCGCCAACGTGGGCCTCGCACTCACGGCCATGAAACAGATCATGGCCGCCACACCACAAATGCCCCGCATCGCGGTGCTGTCCGGGCCAGCTGGGTTCGGCAAGAGCCAAGCGGCAATGCACCTGGCGCACCCGCTGGGCACCAACGCGGCATTCGTTCAGCTGCGCATGTTCGACACCACCAAGACGATGGCGCAGCTCATCCTGACCGAGCTGGACATCCGCTGGAAGCCGCAGTGGGCAACGGCTCAGATGTTCGACGCGATCTGCGAGCGGCTGCTGCAGATGAATCGGCCTCTCGTGATCGACGAGTTTGACCACATCGCCGAGAAGAGCTGCGTGGACTTCATCCGCGCGATCCACGACCAGTGCGGCACGCCCATCTTCCTGATCGGTGAGGAGCGGCTGCAGCAGAAGCTGCTCTCGCGCCATGAGCGTTTTCACGACCGGGTGCTGACCTGGGCGCGGGCGATCCCCTGCGACGCGGACGACGCGGCAGCGCTGACCAAGCACTACGCGCCAGGTCTGGCCTGGGAGTCTGCTGCGGTGGACGCCCTGGTGGGTGCCACCGGCGGCGTGGCGCGCCGGATCACCACCGAGATTGAGCGCATCAAAGAAGAAGCCAAGCGCAAGGGCCTGGACAAGGTCAGCGTCGACATGGTGAGCCGGGGGGCGCGTCGATGAAAAGCACGCTCTACGGTGACCTCGATGTCATCGTTTATCCGGTGAAGGAGCTTCCAGTGACGGTGGGCGGCCGCGCTGAGCTTTGCACCGTTCGCGGCGAGGTGATGGGCCACCGGATCAACACCGCGATCACGCTTGACGTGAACACCGGCGAGGTGCTGCTCTTCAGCCCGGACCTCTTTGTGGGCACGTTCCGCTTGGGCGACCTGATCACCGCGCACGTGATTCGTCAGATGGCGCAGGCACAGCAGGAGGGCCGGTATGCCGCGAAAACCCATTGAGGTCGAGACGCGCGGCCTGCTCACACCGCGCCAGCGTGTGTGGATCGCAGTCCGCAAGCTGCGCAAGGGCTTCACCGTCTGGTCGGTGCAGGACGCCTGCATGCCGATGGTCGAGTTCGGCATCTGCAAGGACTACCTACGCGACCTGGAGACCTCTGGCTTCATCGCTCGCGGCAAGGACAGCGTGCCTGTGCCTGGAAAGGGCATCAAGCGCTCGGCCCCGGAGTTCGACCTGGTCAAGGATCCGTTCGATGCGCCTCGGCTGCGGCGCGGCAAGGTGATCACTGGCGGCGCGGGCATGCAGGCCATGTGGACTGCCATGAAGGTGCACAAGCGCTTTACCTGCGACCAGCTCGCCAGCGCCGCTTCGTTCGAGGGCATGGAGGTGAAGCTCAAGACGGCGATGAACTACGTGGGCGCGCTCACGAAGTCCGGCCACGTGAAGGTCATCAACCCAGCGGCCAAAGACAAACCGGGCGTCTATGCCCTGGTGAAGAACACCGGCGCCTACGCGCCCGCCATCACCGGGCTCAAGTGTGTGTTCGACCGCAACACGGGCGAGCTGGCACCCATGCAAACCCCTCAGGAGGTGTGCGATGGCCTTGAGTAAACCGCGCACCGCCAGGCGCCTGCCTGCTGACGTGAAGGCCGCGCTGGCCGAGGCCTGCAAGCGCCTGGGCACCCAGGCCAAGGTGGGCGTTGAGCTGAAGGTCTCCGCGCCGGTGGTGAGCCAGCTGCTCAAAGACAGCTACATGGGCGACGTTGACACGCTGGCCGACCGAATCCGCGGCCTGTACATGGCCGAGACGGTGCGCTGCCCGGTCATGGGCGATATCGGCCGCAACAACTGCCTGGACTACCAGAAGCGGCCCCTGGCCTTCACCAACTCGCAGCGCGCCGCGCTGCACCAGGCCTGCAAGACCTGCCCCAACCGAAAGGAAGCGTGATGAGCCCCCATTCATTCATCAACCGCCCACCGGTGGTCTACCGGACCAGGACGCCCTGGTGGATTCGCCTGGCGCGCCGCGCTGCCCCCTGGGTTGTGTTGGCGGCGCTGGGCCTGGGCCTGGTGTCCGGCACCACGCTCCTGATCGCCAAGCTCCACGCCACCCAGTCCCAGCTCGACCAGGCGCACCTGGCCGGCATGGCGCTGGGCATGACCACCTGCGCGGGACCGAAGCCATGAGCACCGGCAATACGGCGATCACGCTGGCCAGCCGCGCCATGTGGCTGATGCTGCGCAACGACGGCGGCTGGTGGACCTTGGTCGCGCTCACGCGGCAGTGGGAGCCCACCTTCACCCAGGACGAGGTCGCGGACCTGTTGGCAGGCTTGGAGCAAGGCCAATTCGTGGTGCGCCGCGATCCACGTGCGGCCGTGCCCAGTTTCGCGGTGACTGCGGACTGCCGTGCCCTTCCAGGCACAGCACCGCTGGCACAGGAAAGGCTGGCCGCATGAGCCACGTTCAATGCCCGGCCTGCGGCGCGGAGATGAGCCTGGACGTGTGCCTGTCACACGAGGCGCTGCGCCGCGCCACCTTCGAGCTGCTCACCATCAGCCTGCCCCTGGGCGCCCTAGTGATGCGCTACATCGCGCTCTTCAAGCCCGCCAAGAACAGGCTCAGCCCGGACCGCATGGCCAAGCTGGTGCAGCAGCTGCTGCCCGACATGCAGCGCTGCGTCATCAACCACAAGGGCCGCGAGTGGCACATGCCCATGACCGGCTGGCGCGCTGGCCTGGAGACCATGCTGGAGAAGGCAGCGGCCGACAAGCTCAGCCTGCCGCTTGACAACCACCAGTACCTCTACACGGTGCTGGCTGGCATGGCCGACAAGGTCGAGGCCACCGATGAGCAGGCCCACGAGCAGCAGCGCCGCACGCAGCGAGCACCCACCACCAACACCGGTCCCGTGAGCGTGGCCACCGCAGTGGCCCAGGCCGTTGCCACGCCGCGCGGAGTGCCCGCGTACATCCGGGAGCAAGCCGCTGCCATCAAGCGTGGCGAACCCATCTCAAGGAGTGAATCGTGATTGACACATCCCGCGTTGACATCAACAAGGCCCAGGTGCTCGCCGAGCTGCAGCGCCACGTTGGCCGCGAGAACGGCGTTCACATGCGCGACCTGGTCGCGCGCATCTTGAACTCGGTGCTCACGTCTGACGCTGCCGAGAGGAAGGTGCGTGAGGCGATCGCCGAGCTGCGCAGCATGGGGCACCAGATCTGCGCGCACCCGGCCAGCGGCTACTACATGGCCGCCAACGCCAGCGAGCTGGACGCCACCTGCCGCTTCCTGCTCGACCGATCGCAGTCCACCGTCAACCAGGTGGGCGCCATGAAAAGCACTTTCCCCCCAGATCTCTACGAGGCCCTCGGCGTGCGCAAGCACGGCCCGAACGCCTGACCCATCACCACCCTTCAAAGAGGCCTTCAATGAGCAATGAAATGAAACCCATCGAGGACGCGTGCAAGGAAGCTCGCGACGCTCGCCAGATCCTGGAAGACCGCGCCCAGGCGCTCCAGGACGAGATCGCCGCTGCACAGCGGCGAAAGATGAAGGGCCTCCGGGCCGCTGTCGCTGCTGTGGCCGAGGCCGACGCCAAGGTGCTGACCGCCCTGCAGGCGTCGCCACACCTGTTCACGAAGCCGAAGAGCGTGGTGTTCCACGGTCTGAAGGTGGGATACAAGAAGGGCGGAGGCTCCATCCAGATCGACGATGACGAACGCGTGATCAAGCTGATTCGCAAGCACCTGGCAGATAAGGCAGAGGCGCTGATCAACGTCAAGGAAACTCCGATGAAGGACGGCCTGCGCAACCTGAGCGGTGCTGAGCTGCAGAAGATCGGCGTGACGGTTGAGGGCACTGGCGACGTGGTGTTCCTGGCCGACGCCACCAGCAGCGTGGACAAGTTGGTCAAGGCGCTGCTCAAGGGCGTTGAGGCCGAGCAGGAAGAAGACGCCGAGGTGGAAGCATGAGCGCCACCTCCAAAAAACTGATTGCACACGCATGGACCGGCTTCGAAGGCATGGTCATTTCGGCGCAAGCGGATGCTCTGCAGCGAAGCGAGATGCAGCTTGCCTTCTACGCTGGTGCCACGGCGGTGCTGAGCGCGATGGTCGCTATCTCTCGCGACAACGTGAGTGAAGCCACGGGCGTGGAAGTCCTTGCGGGGATGCATGCCGAAGTTCGCGAGTTCTCTGAGCGGCTCTCGTCCGTCGGGCGGCAAGACAGCCCCACCAGTCACTGACCGGGGCTGAGCATGAGCATCACCAGCAGCCCCATCCAGATGGCCATGTCAGGCCAGGGCTACCAAACCGCGATGCAGCGCCCGCGCTGCGGCAACTGCAAACACTTCCGCGAGGGCGACAACCCCAACCTGGTGGACCAGTGCCGCCTGGGCGCATTCATGGTGGGCCGCTGGGCCGTGTGCCAGAAGCACGAGTTCAAGCCACGCGGTGAGAAGCCATGACCAGTGCATCGCCACGCCTCATGTGCCTTGCCTGCGAGCAGATCGAAGTGACGCTGCTCGAAGCCTTGTGCTCGAACTGCCGCGCGGTGCTCGACGCCGGTGGTGACCTCGGCGACGTCGGCGCGCCGCCACCCAACACCGCGCGGGTCCAGATCGGGCCGCTCGATGTCTCCAGTTGCCTCCCTGATCAAGTTGCCGACGCCACCACCGGCCGCTTGACTTTTCCCCGGCCGGTCTCGGCTGGCCGGGGGTTTTCTTTTTCAGCTCGTTGAAAGGGCTTCCTATGTCCATCACATTGCGCACCACCATCGCCGAGCTGAAAGCCTGGCATGCCACGTGCAAGAGTCTGTCCTTCTACGGACGCAAGCTCGATGTCCGCTGCGGAGACCTGGTGCGGCTCGTAGAAGACGCTGAGGCAGCCCACCAGCTCCATGCCCTGGTGAACACACCCGAGCTGGTGGAATTCGCAAGCGCGATCCACCTGGAGGCGGTGCACCAGCTCGACAAATTTGGGAGCGCCGATCGCCACGGGAAGAAACCCGTGGACTGGTACTGGCTCGTGGCGCACCTGGCCGGCCGTTCCCTGGAGCACCACAAGGAAGCCGAGCGCCTGGAGCAGGTGGTGAACGGTTTGCACCGGGCCGACGCCGTGCTGATGGGCACGCTGCGCGACCAGATCGCGTACCACCGGCAGAAGGCGGTGCATCACACCATCACGGCTGCTGCAGCGCTGAACCACTGGCATGCGTCCATCGTCGGGCGCCCAACCGCCATGCGGCCTGGTGCCGATGCGCCCGCCACCGACTTCCCGCCGCTTGACACCAGCAGCCTGGAGGTCACATGCCAACAGTGAACCCCAAGCTCTGCCAACTGCAGGCTAACAATTCGGGTGCTTGGAAGGGGCTGGGTACTTTCAACGCCGCGCTCACAGCGGACGTGCAGCAGATCGAAAGCGGTGCCGAGGCCATACAGTCGGTTTGCCCTGGCACGAAGTTCCGCATCGTCACAGCAGACGGCCTGCAAACGCCGCTGTTCCACCTTGAGAACGGCGTCTGGAAGGAGGCAAAGCATGGATGACGAACTCAACATCCTGCAGCACAGCCTGGGGCTCAACGGCAAAGGGCAAGGTGTGCAGTACCGGAATCACTTCGTGACGGGGCCTGGGAGCACCGACCACGCGGCGTGCATGGCGCTCGTTGAGAAGGGTTTCATGACGCGTCGCCAGGGCAGCGCGCTGAGCGGGTGGGACGATGTTTTCCATGTCACCCAGGAAGGCATTGCACACGTCCGGTCCGGTTCGATTGCTGGTGCATCAACATGAATCGCGACGATGCTCTCAAGAAGATCAAGAAATGCCTGGCGCTGGGCCGCAACGCCGAGTCGCATGAGGCCGCCGCAGCGATGCGTCAGGCACAGAAGCTGATGGCCGAGTTCAACCTGGAAGAAGGCGATGTCGCCTTGTCCGAGGTGCGCGAGGCCAAGACGAAAGCCAGCACGCAGGCCGCGAACGTGTGGGAGGTCGCACTGGCGAACATGGTGGCGGATGCCTTTGGCTGCGAGATGTATTGCTCGCGCTCCGCCAACTGGAACAGCTCGGGCAGCTACGTGCGGAAACTCTTTTATGTGTTCGTCGGCGTCAGCCACGCGGCCGACATAGCTGGCTATGCATTCGAGGTGCTGACGCGCCAGTGCGCCAAGGCTCGGATGGCGCATATCGCCAAGCAGCCGAAAAACTGCAAGCCAATCACCAAGACCGCACGCGGCGATGCTTTTGCAGAGGGTTGGGTGCTTGCCGTCCGCGACCTGGTGGAACGCTTCGCGCGCCCTGCTACAGATCAGGCCTTGGTGCTCGCTTACATGGGCCAGAACCATCCGAACCTGAAGGACGCCAAGACCCGCGACACCACGCTGGCGCGGAGGATCGACTATGGACACCAGGTCGCCGGCTTCCGAGCTGGGAAGACCGCCCAGCTCAACCAGGGCGTGGGTGGCATGGAAGAAAGGCGGTTGCTGGCATGACCGCCGAAATCCTGCTTGAGCTGGCCCTTGCATGGCTCACACCGAAGAACGTCCTGGAGGCCGGGTCGGCCACGCTCGGAGTGGCGGGCGCCTACCTGCTGGCCGTGAAAAGCCCGTGGGCGGGCTGGGCCTTCGTGCTCTGGCTGCTCAGCAACCTCGGTTGGGTCGCGTTCGGTTGGCTCAATGCTCACTGGTTTCTGCTCGCTCAACACGCTGCATATGCGGTCACCAGCGCCACGGGCATCTGGATATGGCTGGCGTTGCCGATGGTGGACCGTGCGCTCGCTGATTCAGGCTTGGGAGACGACGAATGACCGAGAAACAACTCGCCTCACGCCATGTGCGCCGCCTGCGCACGACTCGCAAGCGGCTGCTGGAGATGTCCGAGCAGTGGGAGGACCTCGACCAGTTCAACGTCAACACGCTCGCAGAGCTGGCTGACACGGCCGAACGCGCGGGCATGGACCTCGTCGTCGCTGAACCTGTGGGAGATCACTCATGAGCCGCAAATGTGATGCGTTCAAATGTCCGGGCCTTGCCGGCCCCGGTCGCTTCATGTGCAGCCGGCACTGGCGCCTGGTGCCGTTGCCCACGCAGCGGACGATCAGCACGCGACATCGCGCCTATCGAAAGGACCTCGCATTCTTGAGCGATGAGACCTACCTTCAGGCGTGTGTCGACGCGATCAACCATGTTGCCCTTGTCGAGGGCCACCCCCAGGGCGATGCCATCGGCGACAGCTCCAGCTATGGCCGTCTGCTGCGCGTGGCGCGGGCCAGGGCCTGCGCCGATGGGGGCGTGCTGGACGGCACCAATCGCACCACCAGCGGGACGATCGGACAGCCATGAAAGCCACCCTTCTGCGGGTCGTTCTGCTTATCGCTTTCCCCTTCGCCGTCGTGGCCGTGATGTGCATGGACTGGCGCACAACGCCGTGGCGTTCCGTCTGCGAGCTCACGCGCGAATGGGCTGGCTTCTTCAAGAAAGGGAACATATGAGCAAGGTCGCGCGCGATAACCGCAACCGTGACATCACGCTGATCCAGATCGCCCGTCGCCAGCTCTGCCTGACCGATGACGACTACTACGCGATCGTTCGCGCGCAGGGTGGTGTTGAGTCATCCAAGGAACTTGACGCGATCGGCCGCGCCAAGGTGTTGGCCTACCTCACGCGCATGGGCTTCAAACCCACCTCTAAACCCGGCGCACCGAAGCGCCCGCGCCGCCCCGAGCCAGCGCCAGATCGCAAGCCCTTGGTTCGCCGTATCCGTGCCCAGCTGATCAGCCTGGGGCACAAGCCCGATGAGTACGCCGACGGCATCGTCAAACAGATGCTCGGCGCAGAGGCCCCCGAATATTTCGAATGGTGCGAGCCCCGCGACCTGTACAAGGTCAGCCAGGCCTTGGGCGTCGAGCAGCTGCGCCGTGGAGCGGCCACATCATGAGCGCACCGCTGCAGAACCCCACCGAGGCACGCCGCCACGAGCTGCTGGCCGACGCGGCTGAGCAGGTCGCACAGCGGCTCATCACCAAGCACGGCATGGACGAGGAGTCAGCGTGCGACGTGGGCAATCACCTGGCCGACTTCCTGGCTGACCATTGGAAGGGCCAGAACATCTACATGCCGGGCGACCAGGCCTACAAGCTCAACGCCCGCGACTGGGAGATCTTCAATCGCTTCCAGCGGGGCAATTCAAACGAGCTGGCCAAGGAGTTCGGCGTGAGCAAGGTGCGCATCCACCAGATCTACAAACGCTGCCTGGTGCAGTACCGCGCGAGCGTGCAGAACAGCTTGTTTGCCGACCAGGCGGCGGCCGGCGAGAAGGCCTGATCGACGCCCGGGCCGCTTCGGACTTATCCACAGGCCTTTGAAAGCACTTTAAAGCCCGAAAAACCGGCCATGTTCTCCCGCCCGCTCCCAGTGAGAGAAGTTGGCCACTTTGTCCCAACTTCGGCAGAATGACCATCAAGCGCGGCTGGTGAGATGGGCGCCCCGCCATGAAGCGCCCTGTGGAAGGTAGAAGAAGCCCCGACGAGGCGGCTCCAGAGGGCCACAGGGCGGTTTTGAGAGGAAGTTGAGCCCTCTGCCCCATGTCTCTCGACGTTGCCGTTGACGGCGTGGAGAAGGTAGCCACCGTGCGCTGGTATCGTGGACCACCTGAAAAATAGCGCGAGCCGCTCGCCAGCTCGATTCGAGCGCGAATGCCGATCTAAGCCGCTGATTTCATTGAAAAATCCCGCGTTTTCCCGTTTTTTCCCGCCTTATCCCGTTTCCCCTAGG